AGGGTGTGAAAAGGTGGTTCGATTAATTTTTAACCACCTTTTTTTTTAAAAAAGTTAAAATGCAAATATTAAGTACAACAGGTGGAACCATAAACTTTATCCCTAGAGAAGACATTTTAGGAAGTAAAACATATAGTCTTACTATATATTCAGAAGACCAAAGCAAAGTTATTTTAACGGATTCTAACGCATCAATAGCTAGTAATAGTTTCTATAATACTTATGTAACATCACAAGCTCTTACAGAGGGTTCTTTTTACATGATAGAGATACAAAACGCAACAGATAATAGATTAATATTTAGAGATAAGGTTTTTTGCACTAATCAAGCATCTACCACTTATGAAATTAGTAATGGTGTATTTACACAACATAATACTGGTGCAAACGAGTATTTATATTATACAGGTTAATGAATAATTTACATTTAATAGAACTTAGTCAATACGAGAAACCAGCAGTAACTGAAGAAAAAAACAGGGACTGGGTTGGTATAGGTACTGATAATATGTACTATAATGAGCTGATAGACTGTTTCATGAATAGCACTACTAATAAAAGTGTTATAACAGGTATTGCACAACAAATTTATGGTAAAGGTTTAGATGCTACTGATAGCAATCAAAAGCCAGAACAGTATGCAGCCATGAAAAGTTTATTTAAACCTGACTGCCTTAGAAAGATTTGTTTGGATTTAAAGATGTTAGGAGAAGCATCACTACAAGTTTCTTATAGTGGTAAAAAAGTAGCATCTGTTACACATTTTCCTAGAGAAACTTTAAGAGCTGAAAAGATGGATGAAAGTGGTAAAGTAAAAAATTACTACTATGCACCAGACTGGACAGAAGTAACACAAACTACAGAACTTACTAAAATACCTGTATTTGGTACAAAAGGAACAGGTAATGAAATATTTATTATAAAGAGGTACATACCTTCTTTTTACTACTATTCACCAGCAGATTATGCTACTAGTTATGCAGTATTAGAATCAGAAATTTCAGATTATTTAATTAATGAAAGTCAACATTCTTTTTCACCTAGAGGAATTATAAATTTTAATTCTGGTATTCCATCAGAGGAAAAAATGTTACAGATCAAAAACCAGATTAAAAACCAAATGACTGGTTCGGAAGGTGAAAAGTTAATTGTATCATTTAACCATAATGCAGAACAGAAAGCAACCGTTGATGCTGTACCTGTACAACAAGCACCTGAATTATATCAGTATTTAAGTGAGGAGTGTAGCAAGAAGATCATGTTAACACATAGAGTTACTTCTCCTTTGTTAATTGGACTTAGAGATATGTCTGGTGGTGGTTTAGGTTCTAATGAAGATGAGATTATAGCAGCACAAAGATTATTTACTAACACTACTATAAAGCCATATCAAGAATTAATTTGTACGTCACTATCAGAAATTCTGGAAGTTAATGATATTAGTTTAAACCTTTACTTTAAGACTTCTGATCCTTTAGAATTTATTGAAGTTAAAGACATTGAGAATGATGAAGTAAAAGAAGAAGAAACTGGTGTAAAAGAAGAAGATGATCTGTTCACAGAAATTGAAATGATGGCTTCTAAAGCATCTTATCCAGATTTAAGTGACGAAGTATTTGATAGTGTTTTAGATGGCTTAAATGGCGAAGTAATGAGTTCTGAGTGGGAGATAGCAGATATAAGAGATGTTGATGAAGATAATGCAGATGTAGAAGAATGGGCTGGTAATGTTTTAGAAATGAAATTTGCAGAAGCTGTTAAAAGTGATACACCAGTAAAAAACAATCCAGAAGGTTATTCAATTTTAGATAAGTCTTATTACAAAGTCAGATATAAATATGATGTAGGAACTAAGAAAGGTTCTAAAAGTAAATCAAGAAAGTTTTGTGAAGCAATGATGTCAAGAAGTAAAAGAGGGGTTGTTTACAGATTAGAAGATATTGACAAAGCAAGTAGAGAAATGAATTTTAAAGCTGCTGAACTACCTATGCACAATGGACAGAAATACGACCTATTTAAGTTCAAAGGTGGAATTTATTGCAGACATAAGTGGAGAGAAGTTTTGTATAAAATGAAAATTGATGCTGCTTTAGATGGTAAGAAAGGAAGTAAAAAGTTAGGTGATTATGATATAGTTAAGGAAATACCTAAAAGCTATAAAGCAAAACCTAGAGGACATAAAAGAGCTGCAAAAGCAGAAAGAACAAGAAATGATAGAGGAGCATATCCAACAGGTAAATAGAAAGTTATGAAAACAATAGAAAGAGTATTTGAAGTACTAAACAAAGAGAAGGTAGAGCTGAAGGCAGAGAAGGTAGAGTTGTCTGTAGCAGATGATGCAAAAAAAATTATTTCACAAGTAGGAAAAGAAACTTCTGCTGGTGATAAATTTTTAAAAACACATAACAGCAACGTTAAAAACTATGAAAAATTAAAAAAAGATTTAGTTGCTGGTTCAAAAGCTATTCAAAAAAATATAGAACAAGCTGAAAAATATACTAACAAACTAAATAAAATGTTTGAAAAAACAGATGATGTTATTATGAAAATAAGAAGAACAGCAGATGAATTAGGTGTACCATTAAAAAGCATAAAAGTTTATCAACAAGTTTTTGATGCTCAAAAAAAATTAGGAGAAGTTATAAATGACTCTGATAAAATGCTTAGTTATTCAGACCATTTAGACCTGTAAAAAAAATATATGGCAAAAGTACTATTCATACAAGCAAAAGACATTAAAGAGTTCACAGCATCTAACGGAAACGTTGATGTAGATAAATTACTGCCACATCTCTACAAATCTCAAACTATAGAGGTGCAAAGATTGTTAGGTACTAAGCTCTATGATAAATTAATTAGTGATATAACTGCTGGTACGTTAACAGGAAACTACCAAACTCTTGTAGAAACCTATATCAAACCAATATTAATACACTACGCTATGATGTATGCACTACCATATTTAAGTGTTACAATTAGCAATGGTGGTGTATATAGAAACAATCCTGAAAATGCTACTGCTTTAACAAGTGATGAAATAAACTTATTGGTAGAAAAGGAAAGAGATTCGGCTCAATACTTTGCACAGAGGATGATTGACTTTTTAAACTTCAATGCTTCTGCAATGTTTAGTGAGTATTATACAAATAGTAATGAAGATATTTCACCAGATTATGATGATAATTTTGGTGGTTGGGTAATGGGATAGAATATGAGTGAAACTTGGGGAAAAGGTAGTAGAAATAATAATATTGGCTATGGACAGGGCTCTAATAACAATACAGGTTGGGGTAAATCACATTCTTTATCTAATGCTGGCCAGACTGATATTGTAGGATTAACAAGTGTTAGAATTACTTATCCTTCTGCTGCTTTATGTGCAGATGCTTCTGATCCTACACCAACAATAACTAATAATGCTGGTGCTGGAACATTTAGTTCTACATCTGGTTTAGTAATAAATTCTACTACAGGAGTTGTAGATATTAGTGCTTCTACTGCTGGTGCTACTTACACCATAACTTATACAGATACAGATGCTGAAACTGCTACTTTTGATTTAACTATTAATACTCTACCAAGTGTAACAGTTAGCGTTTCTGCTGGTACTATTTGCGTTGGAGAAAGTACAACTATAACTGCTTCTGGTGCTTCTACTTATTCTTGGAGCAATGGAGAAACAGGATCAAGTATTACAGTTTCACCAACAACCACAACTACATTTACTGCAACTGGTACAGATTCTAATGGTTGTGTGAGTGCTGGAAGTACTACTATTACTGTAAATGCCTTACCAACGGTTGAAATTAGTGGCACTTTAACTTATTGCGCTGGTGGTTCAACTACATTAACTGCTACTGCTGGATTAAGTTCTTATTTGTGGAGTACAGGAGCAACAACGCAAAGCATTACAGTTTCTACTGCTGGTAGTTATACAGTAACAGGAACTGATTCTAACGGCTGTAGTGCTACTTCTGCTGCCTCTACAGTAACTGAACTACCTTTAGATAGTGCAACAGTAACTTATTCAGCAAGTACTTATTGTCAAATGCCAACTGGTGCTACTGCTGTAGATGGTTACTATCCATTATATTCTACAGAATCAGCAGCACAGGCAGAAAGCTCAGATGGAACAGCACACACACATACTTTAGGTGGTGTTACTTATTATATGCCTAATTCTGGTGTTATAATGTATCATGGCACTTATTCTTTAACAACACCAGCACCTACAATTACAGGTGAATCTGGAACATTTAGCGAATCTACAGGAAACTTATCTATTGATAGTTCTACTGGTGTTATTAATGTCAATAGTTCAACTGCTGGAACTTACACAGTTGTATATACTACCAACGGAAGCTGTCCAAATACAGTAAATAATACTATTACTATAAATACTTTAGATGGTGCAACATTTGGTTATTCTGCAAGTAGTTTAGCACAAACAGGTACTGCAAGTTTAACAACTACTCCAACTACTTCTGGTGGTACATATAGTGCTTATCCAAGTGGATTAAGTATTAATTCATCTACAGGTGAAATTGATTTGGCTGCATCTACTATTCAATCCTATAAAATATTCTATGTTACAAGTGGAACATGCCCTAATTCATCAACATTTGATTTAGCTGTAACTGCTGCTGGAATTGCTAATAACTTTAGTATGAGTTTTGATGGCGTTAATGATTATATAGATGTTGGAACAGGATTAGGAAATACTCTTGGAAGCTCTGTTGCTGATATGACTGTAAGTTTATGGTATAAAAACCAGACAGGAAATAATGAAGGACTACTTAGTATTATGAGTAGTATTACATCTGGTACTACTAATCCTTTTGCAATATCTTATAATACTGGTACTTTATACGTTTGGTTTAATACTAACCAAAAAAGAGAATATGCTCAAACACTTGATTCTAATTGGCATCATTTATCAATAGTTAAAAATGGAACTTCTTTAACTACATACATTGATGGAAGTAGTGTTTCTCCTTCAGCACAAACTGGTTCTATACCAGCAACTATTGACACGACAAATAAAAAAACTTTTATAGGTGTATATTACAGCGATAGTTTCACTTATAGTGGTTCTATTGATGAAGTAGGAATCTGGAACACAGCCTTAACATCTACTCAAGTAGCAGATATATATAATGCAACTTCAACTAATTTAACTAAAGACTTAACAGAAATATCTGGTAGCAACTTAGTTTACTGGAATAGAATGGGAGATTAATATGAGTAACTACTATAATAGACAATGGCGATTGCCAAACAATGAGAATAAAGATAAGCAAAGTAACTATTCTATGTATATAGATGTTGGTGGTGCTTCATCTCACATTGATACTAATTATTATTTGCCAAGTGGAACAAATCCAAAATCAATTAGTTTTTGGCTTAAAAACGTACATCCAAGCGGTTGGATTACTAATGGTTATCAATATACTGTACATGGTGGAGCTCTAAATGTAGGGCAGGGTTTTGGAATAGGTATTATTGGATCAAGTTCTGGCGCTTATATATGGTTTATAGGTCATAGCACAGGTGATTATTTTATTCCAAGTTCTGCAACTGGAACAATGACTACTAATGTTTGGTATCATATAGTTGTTACATATGATAATACAAGAACTAATAATCTTCATTTTTATTTAGATGGAGTTAAAATAGATGAAGCTAACGAAACTTTAAATACTAGCAGTGCCAATAGTGTTAAAATAGGCGCAAATGCAACAGGAGGAGGTGGTAGTGGTTCTCAATATGTTTATGTTGACGGAGTATGCTTTTTTGATTACGCTCTTTCTGCAAGTCAAATAACTACTTTGTATGGTTCAAGCTCTACTGGTATAGGAAACCCAATGAGTATATCTCCAAAACCTGTGGCATATTACCCACTTGGTGATAAATCAGTATTCAATGGAGCAAATTATTTAGTGCCAAATATTGCAGCAGTAGAAGATGATAATGATATAACTACTAGTTACTCTCCCTACGCATTAGATTTTGATGGTGCAAATGATTATATAAATTGTGGCAATGATAGTTCTTTAAATTTTAATTCATCTTTTAGTGTGTCTGTCTGGATAAAAGGGTGGTCAGGTACAACAGATAAAACTGTTGTTAGTAAATCAGATGGTAGCACTTTTGGCTGGAGCTTACACGCACCAATGGCTCCAACCTATGCAAACAAATTTATATTTTGGTTAAATACTAATGTTAACTGGTATAATGTAACAAATTCAAATAATTATAGTGATAACACAAAATGGGTTAATTTAATTGCTGTATTTAATAATAGCACAAATAGTTTAATACTTTATTCAAACAATGTAAGTTCAACTACTACTACAACTTCTGGAAGCCCAACAATAGGTAATACTAAAAATTTTTTAATTGGAACTGGTGGAGGTGGTAGTAACAGGTATTATACTGGGTCAATATCAAATTTATCTGTTTGGAACACTGCTTTAACATCTTCACAAGTAACAGAAATTTATAATGAAGGTGTACCATCTAACCTTAATAATCATAGTGCCTATTCAAACTTAGTAAGCTGGTGGCAGTTAGGAAGTAATAGTTCTTTTAATACTAACTGGACTGTATTAGATGAAAAAGGCAGTAACAATGGAACTTCTGTAAATATGACTGAGGATGATATTGTAGATGGAGTAGGAAGTTCAGCAAATGGTTTGAGCTCTGGCATGGGTGGAGATGAAGTTATTGGTGATGCACCTTACAGCACAGCAAATGCCCTTAGTGTTAATATGGATGTAGAAGATAAAGTGAGTGATACACCAAGTTAAAATTTTAAATAAATAAAAATGAGTGATAGAAAATATATAGTAATAGATTTAAGCAATACAGATAAGGTGCTTTTTTCTCAGGTAAATCAATCTTCTGCACAATCAGTTAGAAGAAATTTAGCTAATACACAATGTTTACTTTCTTATAGTGTAGAGCCATCTTTTATAACTGACGGTAGCTTACCTATCGTTGGTAGTGTGATGACACAAACAGAAGCATTAACAATGTTAGCTGGAAGTGATTGGAGTGAGCCACTACCTGAAGAATGAGAACTTTAGTAGCTAAGATGGATAAGCCAAAAAAGAGGCGTAGAGGCGTGCATAGTAAAAATGCAAGTAAAGGGCAAGTAGGATATAAAACAGTCTATCGTGGACAGGGTAAATAATATAGAAATGGATGACCATACATTATTAATAGGGTTAATCTCGGCTTTAGGGTTAAAAGAGATTTGGAATATCTGGAAAAAGAAAATAGATATTTCTGCACAAAAAGGTGAAAGAAAAGACAATCTATATGTTGAACAGATTAAAAATCTAACTGAAAAAATAGAACAGTTAGAAACAAAAATACAAACACTTATTGAAGAAAACACCCAACTATTGGTAAAGGTTGCTAGAATGGAAGAGAAGTTGATTACTAATGCTAAACGCAGAGTACAAACTAGAAGAAAAAAAGATGAGAGAAATTAAAGAAATACACATTCATTGTAGTGCAACTAGAGAAGGTCAAGCTATTACAGCAGATGAAATTAGAAAATGGCATAAAGCTAGAGGATGGTCAGATATTGGTTATCATTATATAATAGGTTTTCAAGGTATTGAATTTGGTAGGCCACTACACAGGATTCCAGCAAGTGCTAGAGGCCATAATAAATATGCAGCAGCAGTTTGTTATATAGGTGGTGTAGATGTAAATGGTAAAGCAAAAGACACCAGAACACCAAGACAAAAAGAATTATTAGTAAAGATCATAAAACAATTAAAAGCTAAATATACAAAGGCAATAATTATTGGGCATCGTGATTTAAGCCCTGACAGAGATGGAGATTCGAAAGTGGAGAAGAGTGAGTGGCTTAAATCTTGTCCATGTTTCCCAGCTGAAAAGTGGGCTTTTGAATTAGGGTTACAACCTAAAGGATATAAACCAAGAAGTGAGGAAGCACAAAATTATTTAAAAGATGAAAAAGCTAAAAGAAACAAAGTTAGGTCAAGCTCTAAAAAGAGTAGCACCACAAGTTCTTGATGTAGTTGGAGATGTTTTGCCTTCGTCTGGTGCATTGGGCGTGGTCAAGAATATTTTAGACAAAGATGAAAACATTGATCCAGCCACTAAACAAATGTTGCATG